GGACCACGGCGCGCCGACGCTGATGACGTTTCCGTTGATAGCCGACACCGTCCGTGCTTCGCTGCGCCCACCCGCCCGCAGGAGGATGCGGATGCTGTCGCCTATCGCGAGCGTGGGCGGCACCATATCCACGGTGACGCTGTCGGCCGTCGCCGATCGGATGCGACCGCTGTTACGGCGGCCTGCCCGCGCTGGATCCTGCACAGCGATGACCTCGCCAGGTTGCGGAACGTTACCCTCCAAGCCCGTAGTGAAGCCAATGGTCTCTGTCTCTAGGTTCTCGCTCAAGAGGATATGCAGACCGATGCGCTGTGCTTGAGCCTTCGATGAGCACCCGAGCGCAGTGACAGATGTCTGCTGAATACCGTAGCGCGCGATCCCTGGGAGATACGACACAGGCTCGACCTTCGCCCGCCCGAAGTCGGTCGGATCGTTCCAGGACACGAGCGCAACGGTGTGCCGCGTCTTCCGCCCCGAACCCTCGTAGGTGAACCGCCCATCGACGACGTTGGCGGCGCTGAACGTGTAGCAGGACGTCAGGTCTACCGGCATGTCGGCCGATGCCATAACTTGGCCGGCTGCGTAGTACGTGATGCCGCGGAACACCGCAGCTAGGTCCGACAGCACATTCCAAGCGTCGGCCTGGGTCTGGAAGTACGGATTGCAGGTAAACCGAGGCTCCTGCCCACCCATCCCATCGCTCACCAGCTGGTCGCAGTACTGCGCGATCTGGTAGAGGCGCCAGCGATCGACCCAGGCGGCCGGAATGCGATGGCCGAGGCCATAGCGATCGTTCGTGCAGATGTCGAAAAAGACCCAGGCCGGATTGTCGGTCCAAGCGGACTTAAAAGTGCCGTCCCAGATACCCGAGTAGCTGCGCGTCGCCGGGTCGTAGTTGCTCGGCACCTTCACGATCAGCCAGTCCGCCCAAACACCGATAGTCGGGATGGCCTGGAACTGGCTCGCATCCAGCTCCAGCGCCAGCAGTGCAGTGTTCGGATACCGCAGCTTCGCGTCGATGATCTCGGTCAAAGCCTGCACGTACAGCCCATCGGCGACAGTGCTGCTGTTGGCATTGGACGTCAGGCGGCGGATTCGCACCTGCCACTGGCTACCGGCAGGCAGGTCCACAGTGCGGCTGCGCTCGTAGAGCGTCGTAGTCTTTCCAGTGATCGTGTCCGTCAGGACCGTGCTGTATGCGCCTCCATCGGTTGCGATGTCGACGGCATAGGTGATGCTATAGCCGGTGATATCGCCCGTGGTGGTGTCCGTCTTCTGCAGCGACGGCGTGCCCATGCGAATGCGCACCGAGGACAGATCGGGACCCGACAGCGTGCGCACCACGGGCGTCGCGTCCGTCAGCTCGACGCCCACGGCGATTTCGTTCTCGACGCTGGGGAAGCCGGGGATATAGTCCTGGTCCTGCGTACCGGCGCGCCACTCAGCGCGCACGTTCTGGAAGTTGAACGAACCATCGGGATTCTGCAGGCGCGTGCCGTCCAGATAGACCGATTGCAGGCCATCCACCGGTCCCTTGATCTCGCCCTCACCTATCGCCAGCAGGATCTTCGCGTAGGCAATGCTTTGAAGGCTGTCGGGCGTCTCTACTGGCGCGCGCGCGGAGCTTTGCCCCTTCTTTGCGCCACGGATGTCAATGACGTCGCTCACGCTTGATCCTCCGCATAGATGCCTGCGCTGATGATCGCGCCACCGCCCCAGCCGCGGCCATAGCCCAGCGGGTATGGGTTCCCCTGCGCCTGAGTGTTCACCGGGCCGTTAAAGCTGTAGCTCGGCTTGTTCTCCGGCCTCTCTCCGGTGCCGAGTCCCTTTGCCTGCGGGGCGAGCATTTGGGAGACACCGCTGATCACCAGTGACAGGCCGATACCAGCCACCGCGCCAGCTACGCCGCCCGCACCGAGTGCTAGCGACCAGGTAGTGCCGCCAGTGAAGAAACCAGACACGACGATTAGCGCCACGCCGAGGATCGCGGTCAAACTGCCACTGCTCTTTGCACCCAGCAGCACCGGCGCAATGCGAATGTCTTCACTGCCCGGCGGGTCGTTGAGCTGATCGACGCCAAGGTTGCGGCGCCCCACGAACACTGCGAAGGCCATTCCACGGTCTTTAGCGTACGTCAGGTAGCTAGCAAAGCCAGGCAGCAGCACGCAGAGCGCGCGAACTGCCTCGGCCGGGCTGCTGACAGCCAGGCTGAACTCACGGCCGAAGCGCGTTCCCAGTGGGCCATACAGCCGGATGGTTCGTAGCTTGTCGATCATGCGCGCGACTCCATAGAGTGGTGGCGAATCACCTTCGTGGTTCGCTGGAGCCAATAGCCCCCGTAGGTCACCTGCTCGGACGGTCGCCCATGCAGGTGGTGCAACATCTGCCCGTCACCCAGGTAGATGCCGGCGTGGTTCATTTGTTCTGAGCGGATTTGCATTAGGAAAACGTCGCCGCAGCGTGGCTCGTCCCTGATCTCACGGAACCCTTCTTCCCTGAAGTGCTTCTCGTACAGGTTCTCGCCGCGCTTCCACCATTCGTCTTCGCGCGGATAGTCACGGAGCTGGATTCCCAGCTCGCGCGCGTAGAAGTCCCGCAGCAGCGTGTAGCAGTCGAGAACGCCATGCGCGAACTGCCGGCCCACCAGCGGCACGACGTAGCCGCAAGGTTGGATCGTCTGCACATCGCCGCAATCCGGAACACCATCGACATGGCCAACACTTATGATGTGCCACGTGATCTCGCTCAGCTCGCACTGCAATCGATCAGCATCGCTCGGCATAGCCGACGCGTTCGGGTGGCTGTGTACCAACGCAAGTACTTCGCCTTGTTCTGCCGCAGCCGCATAGTCCTCGCCTGGCAGGCGGAAATGCTCACTCGCGGTAGTGCCGGTGTTACGACATTCGATGTATCGCTCGCCGTCGGCGGTGGCGATGATCAGTCCGCAGCACTCGCGCGGGTACTCGGCCATGGCGTGTGCCTGGATGGACTGGAGGGTTGCGTTTTCCATGTGGTCGCCCATGAGAAAGGCCCGCGTATTGCGGGCCTCGAATATGATTTTGGGATGCTTGCAGCTGAGCCGCAGCCTTAAGTGCGCAGCAGGCCGGCCGCAGGAGCGCCGCCATGCGGGAGAGCGTTGTTCGCCCCAAACCGCAATTTGCAGCTTCGGATCAGGCCACCACATACATCCAGAGCCGGATCCGTAACCGGTTGATCGTTGATGTCCGCAACCGGCGGTCCGTTGTAGCCGCAATATGGCCCACGGTAGCCGCCGCGCAAGATCCAACTACACAGGGCCATTATCTGCCGGCCGGGCAACTGCTCGCCGTTGAGGTCTGCTGCGGTCGCCAGCTCAAACTCGACCACATCCTTGTCCTCAGCTGCCTTGCGATCAATGAACCAAATCTCGTCGGGGAACTTCTCGTCGGGATCAGCGGTTGGGTTGCCGCCGGTGAAGTTGACCGAGTCGAGATATTGCACCAACGTCTGCCGGTAGATGAGACGAGCGCCTACCAGGTCGTCGAACAGCTGGCACATAGCGGTGATGGTGCCGTCGATGTTGCCGACGCGCAGCCGCGGGTTTGGCGGCTGATCGCTCGTCCGTTCGAAGCCCGTCGCCTCAACCGGCCATGGATGGTAGACCTCGCCCTGCCACGCGATCGGCGTCGACTGGCGGTGCGCATGGAATAACAGCGTATCGGCACCCAGCGATGTGGCATCCAGCTCGAACAGCGTCACGCGATTGCCTGGCTCCAGAGTCTGGATGTCGGCGAGGATGCTCATGCTGGCCAGCCATTGCCGATGTCGTAGGCCTGGAGGCCTTCGATACTGCCGATTGCATCAATGGCTTCGTGGTGGGCACGCTCAGCAGTGAAGCAGGCCTGCACGTGCGCACTGATTGCCGCTGCGATGCCCCGGATCTCGGCGAGAGTCAGTGTCACCCAACCGCTGTTCGCCTTGAAATCGACCCGATCGACCGTGCCCAGATCGGCCGCCGCCAAGACGGTGCCGATTCGATTCTGGTCTTCGGTGGTTGTCCCGACTTCCACGCCACCGACGGAGATTCCGCCAGTCTCATGCTGCCAGCGTGCATGCGTGGCACTAGCGCGCATCCGTCGACGTAGATCATCCATCGTCTCGGCGACCTCCGCGGGAAGTGGCTTGCCACCGGCAGCGCACCACAATTCGAACTCATCCCACAGACGATGGCCGCGCGGGATCGTTTGACCGTTCTCGTCGATGATCTCGTCTGGCTGATTTGTAAGGCGGTAGGTCATGAGGTTAGCCCTGCATCTGCCGTGTAGTGATACCTGTAGAGGGTCCCGACCGTGATGTTGAATCCCTCGCAGCGCAAGAACCCGTGTTGCCCGATGAACTGCACGGCAATCCCGGTCGCAGGGTTTGCCCCTGTGATATCGGTCATCTGACTGGCCACGCCGGAACTTGAGTAAATTCCCACAGCCGGCGCAGCGCGCATCGTTACCGGGAACGTGAGTCCCTGGATGTAATTTGCCGTGCCGGCCACCCCAGTTACGCAGCCATTCAAGACGGCGCTAGCCTGCGGAGTGGCTATGTCGTAGCTCTTTTGAAAAAGCCTCCGTGATAATGCGAGCTCAAGGCCAACAGGCCTCGGAATAAAGCCTGGCATGTCTCCACCACGGACGACCGATACGTCCCGGTACGTGGAACCGGTAGCGCTGATTTTTACAAGAAGGTTGCCTGTAGTGCTCCCTGTGGGAGCCACGATGTTCACGAATCGCCGCCCAGCGCCTGGCGTGATAACGCCGGTAGCCCCACCCACCGAAACGGTGAGGTTGCCGCCACTGAGATCACCGACCGCAATACACAGCGTCTGGCTGAACGCAGTACGCGGGGCCTCGATTACCTGGCAGATGGTACCGCTGGTATGGGTAATGATGCCGGTTGACTGATTCACCGCCCACGCTGCGCCACCAGTGTCCGCAAACCAATTGTCATAGCCAAATGCACTGGCCGCGTGATTGCCGCCACCGAATACACGTTGATTGATCCGTCCGTCACCGTTGATGAGCATGTTGCTGCCCACTGAGAGGAACAACTCGGCAAAGTTCTCATTGATCTTAGTGAAAGCCAGGCGCGGGGTGTCCCCACGCTCACCATCTGGTTGAGGCGTGTCGAGGTCTACGATCTGACGAGACATGGAGGTCCTAAGGTTGGAAACTTTGTTGGAATGTGGCGCTGATGGAAAGCATTGAGCCGCCCTCGCCTCGGTCGCTGTACCCGTCGCATTGGTAGAAGCCCTGCGCGCCGATCCTTGGCGTCCAGATGAATGAGCGACCGATATGCGCATCGATAAACGCGGTGATTTGCTTCATCTGCTCTTCCGGCCCTGTGAAAGTCAGCTGGTATGACCGCGATATCGGGTTGATGCCATCGGGGACAGATTGGCTGTACCCATCGCCGAATGCCGCTCGCCGGACTATTCCGGTCGCCGTCCCACCGCTCTGAGAGGTGGGCTTCCATGGAAAGACGTCGGCCATTACCGCGCTCCTACAAGCAGCCCGCCAGGCCGCATCTGCTGTACCAGCACCCGCTTCACCTCCGGCTCGATCAACTTCGCGAGCGCGCGTCCCATTGCGTCGTCGTCCCCAGCGGTTGCCGAGGTGCTGCTACTGCCGTCGCTCTGTACTACGGTGTTGATGCTCACGTTTACGGTGGGAGTGGGCGAGCCGCCGCTGTTGCCAGATGCCAGCTGATGCATTGGCACCACGGTGCCGTCGTTGCCAGGAATCAGGTAGCTGCGGCCGCGCCGGTCGTTGAAGATCTCCGGCCGGTCGAACTCGCCTACCTCGTACATCGAGGAATTGGACACGTCACCGCCACCCGCGCGGCCACCACCGAAGCTCGCCCAGCTGTTGCC